CCACCAACTGCGGTCTGCAAGGTAGTGAGTGAATCTGCGGTGATGTCCAACTCGATGACCTCACCTGTGGTCTTGATGTGAAGAGCCTTCTTCATGTCTTGGGTGTCCTTTTGTCTTTGCGGTTTGTAGTGCGGTTGCCCTACTGAGAACTAATCTAGCAACCTTCCTGCACTCTGTCAAGTCTTGCGGTGAACTTTTTTGGGTGTGTCTTGGGAAAGAGAAAGCCCCCCTAGTGGAGGGGGGTTTCCACTAGAGGGGCGGTCTGTGCGGTGTGCTAGTTAGGCAACCGCTGCAACTGCGTTGCCCAGAATCTGAACCTTTGCGGTGCGACCCCAGATGATGTCCTCAACCTCAAGGGGTGACATCTTCCTAATGATGGGACGCTCGTTGATGCGGTCGGTCTGTTCGTAGACCTCAAATGCGGTGATGTCGTAGGAGCCTGCGAACAACTCACGAACCTTGTTGATGTTGTCTAGGTGGAAGTGGTAGCCAACCCCACCTGCGGTGATTGCTACTGAGTAAGTCTTCATGTCTTGCGGTGTCCTTTCGTCGTTTCGTTTTGTAGGGCTTTTGCCTTACATGAGTAAGACTAACAACCTTCCTGCACTTTGTCAAGTCTATTGTAAAGATTTCTTTGTGACCTTAGGCACGCCCAGAGGGTAGCCCTAGCCAGCCAATAGGTAGCCCCTACCTAGTCAGAGCCAGCCTGACTAGCCAGCCTGTAGGCATGACCACCCCCCCCTACCTAACTAACCAGCCTGTCTAGTCCACCTAGACACCTAGCCACCCAGAGTGATGACCAGCCACCCAGAGTGATGACCTACATCTTGACCAACATCTTGACCAGCCCAGCCAGATGACAAGACCAGACAAGACCAGCCAGACCTAGCAACATCTAAACAACTTGACCAAGTGCCAGGGCCTAGCAACCTGGCAGACCTAACAACATCTCAACAACTTGACAAGCCTTGACACATAATGACCAAGTTATTAGCCCAGCCAGACGCAAAAAACACAAGAGGCAAGGCACATTGACACCTAGCCAAGCGCAAAAACCACACGAAGCAAGCACATGACAACATCGAAGAGGCAAAACCAAAAGCAAAACGCTCGACGAACTGACAGCCTCGACGAAAGCAAAAAAGGCCCGGAACGATTTGGCGAGAGGCGAAATATACGCGGAGCTGACTCACAGGCCAAAGTCAAAAATCGTAAAGGTTCAGATAATCGCCTCTTTCGTACAAAGATTTAACCCCATGTTGCTTCGTACACCTCCTTAAAAGTCCTGTACCATAAGACAATGACCCAAAGGACGCTGTTGCCAGAAGATGAAGTGACTTTCATCGCCAGTTTGCCGCGCCCAGAAGCAGAGTCAAGGATTAAAGCCCTTTGGGAATCTGGCTGGTCTCTTCAGAACATCGGGGACTCCCTTGTTCCACCTCGCCCTAAGACCACAATCCATTTCTGGGTAAAAAGGGCGGAAACCCGTGAACAGCAGAGGATGGTTCCAACCCCTCCTCCAAAGTCTTTAACTACCTCAGTACCTACAAGAACAGCCCCCCGTTTGAGATCCATTTCTCCGGGCGTCCCTCCCGAGATGGCTCCTCGCCTAGCTGAGCTTTCCGCCAAAGCAAAGCGTTATCGGGCAAAGACAGCCCCAGACAGTCCACTGGCTCAGGCTAACGACGAACTAACCGCCGTCGCCAAGACCCTGAGAAGTATGGGAGTTCCTACTGCATCAATCGCCAAAGCGGCTGGGGTTTCATATCGAGCGATGGCTAGAAGGTTAAGTAAATGATTAGGCAATATAAAACCCTGACAGGTGTTTATAGCGAAGAAGAGCTTGCTGTGGTTGTGTGGATGAACCCAAAAGCTAAATCCAGCAGGCAGTCCCGAGCACTTGAGACAATGACATCGGAGTCGTCTCGGTATCCCATGGCTTTCCCGCTAAAGTCCCTGACCAAGAACAGGTCTTGGAAGAATGCCCAGATTGCCAGAACCAAGGAAGAAGTCTTCGCTCTTATCCAAAAGACTGAGCGGACAAAGCCCCTGCTCATCCCTCTTTCCGTAGCCAAGCAGGCTTTGGGTTGGGAGAACTTCTATATCCCTACCGAATATGTTGATGCTCAATGAAGAAATTGATAGATGTCTTCCCAGCCATTATAAAGATTGCTCCACCAAACTCTCTAGAAGACTTTTCCACTTTTAGAACCACGGGTGAGTACCCCAAAGGAACGAGAAAGCTCGACAGATGCCGAGTTGCCCTCATAGACAAGATTCTTCTTGTTGCCCAAGACACCCCAGAAGGCCCAAAGGTTGTGTTCCGAGAGCAAGCCGTGGAATACAGCCACAAAGGTAAAGATTCCAGTTTTCTTATGGCTTCGGGCAAAATCATTGCCCTTTCCAAAGACGACAACTGCGGTTGTGGTTCTCGCTTGAGAAGTTGGAATCCTTTTGCGGGGTACAGAGAGACTGGGGGCTCTGATGACGCTACTTGAGTTAGTCATCTATGGTCTAGCTACTTATCGCCTAACCAGACTCATAACGAGGGACGTTATATGCGAACCATTCCGCAACTGGCTGTGGAAGAAGCTCCCACCAGATAGGTCAAGGCTGGGGTATCTTTTCACCTGTGAGTGGTGTATGTCGATTTATGTCGCATCACTACTTCTGGCATCAAGTATGATTACATCAGCAACTGATATTGCGGCAACCCTTCTGGCTCTTTCCGCAATAGCTGGGCTACTGACCGCGTATGAGGATAAATAATCTCATGCTCCGCAGAACGATAGACGAGAGGTACTACTAGTGAGTGTCTTCAAGAAAGAAGAACCAACACCAGCTCCACAGGAGACTGTGGCAGCAAAGAAAACCTCATCTCGTCGTCGTCCTCGCACAAATCGCTCTACGCAAATTATCGTAACTCCGCAGACTCCAAAGTCAAGCGGAATTTCTTCAGTTTTCGTTTCTTCCGATAGCCAAGCTAAGCCACTTCCTTACAACTATCCACGCACCATGACTGCTGCTGCAGCTCAGGTGAAGATGAATGACAAGGGAGAATTCGAGCAATTCAAAAATCGTCGTTCTGCATCTTCTTCAAGCTGGCAAGCAGAAGCTTGGGAGTATTACGACGCAATCGGTGAAATCAAGTACGCCTTCAATCTTGTTGCTTCTGTTGTTTCTCGTATTCGCATTTATGCAGCATCAGTTGATGACCCATCACAAGCGCCAATCTCTGTACACGAGTCTCGCGTAATTGATGGAGCACTTGCTTCTGCAGCAGAGCGTGCACTTTCTCGACTCAACTCCGCATATGGCGGACAAGCAGGTCTTCTCAAAGATGCTGCACTGAATCTTTCTGTATCTGGCGAGTGCTATCTCGTGCAGATGCCAGCACGCCCAGGTTCTGGAACTCCAGAGTCTTGGGATATTCGTTCTGTCGATGAAGTTCTTACTGATTCAAAGGGCGGATACAACGTCATTGGTCGTCGTGAACAATCACAGGGGGGCGGAAACTCTTTCGCAGTTACACGACTTTCCAACAAAGCTTTTGTAGGACGCATTTGGCGCTCGCATCCTCGTTTCTCAGATGAAGCTGATTCATCGCTCCGTGGTCTACTCGACCTCTGCGCTGAACTCCTTCTACTGAATAGGACATTCCGTGCGACTGCTCGTTCTCGTCTCAATGCTGGTGCGCTTTATCTTCCAGACGGCCTTTCGGTCGCAGCGGGTGGAGACCCAGACTACCCCTACGATTCTGAAGATGGCATCGGCACAGGCTTTACTCCTGAAGAAGCAGAAGACGAATTCGAAGAGCAATTAATTGATGCGATGACTACTCCCATTCGGGATGAAGAGTCAGCATCAGCAGTTGTTCCACTTATCATTCGCGGACCTGCAGAACTTGGCGACAAGATTAAGCAGTTCAAGTTTGAGCGTTCATTCGACCCAGCACTTGCAGAGCGTTCAGACCGTGTACTAGAGCGAATCCTTCAAGGACTTGATGTTCCAAAGGATGTCGTCACAGGTCTTGCAAACGTTAAGTACTCAAACGCTCTACAGATTGACGAAGCACTTTACAAGGCGCACATCGAGCCAATGATGCTTCTCATCTGTGACGCAATCACAGTTGTTTATCTCCGTCCGTATCTTCTTGCTAACGGTTACTCACAATCAGAAGTTGACCGCATTGTTGTTTGGTACGACCCATCAGCAGTTTCAACTCGCAACGACCGTGCAGCAGATGCAGATGCAGGTTACGACCGCATGGCAGTTTCTCCTGACACATGGCGTCGTGCCCACGGATTCTCAGACCAAGACGCACCAACTCCAACAGAGCTTGCACTTCGCATGCTCACCGAAAAGGGTGTCATCACTCCAGAACTTACAGAAGCGATGCTTAATGCAATCGCTCCAGATGTTATGAACGCTGTGCGTGAAGCTCAGCAGGCATCTTCTGTTGCTCCACTTCCACCAGATGTTGAGACAATTCTCCAACAAGCAACTGGTGCAACACCTGCACCTGAAAGTGCAGAACCTACCCCAGAGACGCCAGAGACTCCCGCTCCTCCAGCTCCTGAGGGTCAGCAATGAGCGAAGAATTTGCAGAGTCCTACGACATTAACGGTCCAAAGTGTCCACCAGCGACACAGGACATCGCACTTAACTTAGAGAATCGCAAGAA